ATAGACTTATTTTAATTCAAAAGTTTGGAAATATGAAAGCTAGTCAGGTTGAGGTTGATGTAACTGGAGTTTGGCACTTTTTCAAAGACTATCTAGAATACTTGAGTACCCCCTCCTTTCCAGACAAACCATTAACAGATAAAGTATGCGAGAACAACTGCCCTAATTTCAATGAGAAAGGTAAGTTTAAGGAGGTGGTATAATTTACCCATGCACAAGATACCGTTAGTTACTTGGGGACAGGGAATAGCAGCGTCCTCTTTAAGAAAGACAAAAAGCAAAATACTCACCTGTAAATGCGGTATACGCTACATAAAAACTAAGAACCAAAAGGAGAAGTGTTACTTATGCACACATCACCCTAGTAACGCCAGACTTGGCAGAGTGTTAATAAAGCGATATAATATTTAGATGTCAAAGCCAAAAGTTTTTGTAAATAAAGAGCTTACGCAAGAGGAGAAGACCGCAGACCTAAACAAAAGGATAAAAAAAGCACAAGAAGCTGTGCGAAAAATTGAGCAGTCTTTGGATATTAGTTTTATTGCACAGGGTAAGGTAGGGGACTTAACTGTTTCACTACCGATATTATTTGTAGACGTAAAGAAGTAACAGGATTTTACGCCTGTTTTTTATTATTTATAGGAATATATGTCATATAGACTAGAAGAACTTTCAAAGGAGGAAGGAGAAGCCCTTACTAATGAGCTACAGGCTGTTCTAGAAAAACATGGAGCGGAAATGAGTGTTAAATCTACTATAGAGCTATCAAAGCGTGTAGAAGTAAAAGACCCTATCCCATCACCATTTTTAACTGAAGAGAAGTAATGACCGAGGAACTTAAAGGTCTCTCTAAAAATGGTAAAAGAATAACATGGCAAAACCTGTAGGAAGACCAACCTTAATGACAAGTGGCACCCTCAATAAATTAGAGGAGGTTTTTTCTATTGGGGGAAGTGACAAAGAAGCCTGCTTCTATGCTGATATATCACACCAAACCCTTTATAATTACCAGCAAGACCACCCAGAGTTTGTTGAGCGTAAGGAAGCATTAAAGGAACGGCCTATATTAAAGGCCAGACAGGAAGTAGTGAAAGGATTAAACAATAACCCAGAGTTTTCATTAAAGTATCTAGAGCGTAAGAAGAAGGACGAATTTAGCTTAAAGACTGAGACAGAACACTCTGGTAAGGTTGAATTTCAAAAGTACGAGCGTATTTTCTCAAAGGAAGTTCAAGAAGCCGTAAGGGAAATAGAAGAGAAGTTAAAACTAAAGCTAATAGAAAAACATGAACCTAACGAAGAAGATTAAAGACTATTTCAAACCACCTGCTAGGCTTTACTTCGACGCTTCAAAGTTGTCAGAGGAACAGCAGGAAGCTATAGCTAAAATAGCCCCAGACGTAGACTTTAGTGTTCCCCAGGAAGTAATAGGCGATGGTGGTGCAGAGTTCTTTGGCGAAGGCACTGAAGCTGAATGGGAAGAACAGAAGAAGGTTGATAGCGGTTTAGACAAGTGGTATAGGCGAATACTAAGATAATGCGATACGAAAATACACCCAGACCAGACATAGAGCTACACCCTCACATTCGAGACCTTATAGAAGGCCAGGAGAAGCGAGTGTACGACAGAAACTACCACCGCTCAAAGGATAAGGAAAAAGAGGAAAGGGACGATTTAATAAAGGACAATAAGATGATGGCAGTAACAGACTTTTACTGTACCGACTGCAAAAAGGATTTTAAAGGGGTGGCTGTTAAGCAAGTGGAAGTAGATTGGACAAACTCTACTCAGAGGATAGCTTTCTATAAAACTAAGTGTTTCTGTGGTAAATGGGCTGTACGACTCATTACAGACAAGAATAGGGATGGTTTCTGGGTACGCTCTAGAGCGGTAAGGGCTGATCAAGGCAAACACTACGCTGACATGATACAGCCCCACGAGACAGGATTTAATTTATTATACGGGCGTAAGAACAAATCATAATGAAAATTATAGGTAATCGCATATTGGTATCTAAGCTAGAGGAAGTTAAGAAGGAAGGCTTTGAGACAGTGGAAGTGCAGGACAGCTTTGTGTGTAAGGGTAAGGTGGAACAGATTGATTCACTAGCAACACCTGTATTTCCTTGTGTTATTGGAGATACTGTTATATTCGCTAAATACTCCCCAGACACCCACGAAGTAGAACACGAGGGGAAGAAGTACAAGATTATCAACGTAAGCGATATTCTAGCTATCCTATAAATGTCAAAAGAAATAACAAAAGGCCACGAGGCACGGTTGAAGATTAAAGCTGGTATAGACAAGGCTTGTAACGCTGTACGCCCAACTTTAGGTGCTATTGGAATGACAGCAGTTATCGAATACCCAGGCTTGGATCCTTTAGAGTGTGACGATGGAGTTACTATATTAAAAAACATTGATTTAAAAGACCACTATGAACAAATGGGTGTACAAATGCTTCGTAAAGCAGCTCTTAGAACAAGCTCGGAGGGAGGTGATGGAACAGCTACCACAACGGTCATTACTCAAGCACTTGTTGCGGAGGCCTTCAAAGAAATTGCTAATGACTCTTCTCGGATACGAGAAGTTAGAGAACGCCTTTCAAAAGGTCTTGAGGAGACACTTAAACAACTCACTGGACTTAAGAGAGCAGTCAGCGAAGATGATATTGAGCATATCGCAACCATCTCGTCGCTCGACCCAGAAGTTGCAAAGCACATTGCGGAAATCATTAAAGAAGTCGGTGTAAACGGCGTGGTGACTGTAGAGAAAGGCTCTAAACTTGGTTATTCAAAGGAGGTAGTAAAGGGAGCACGCTTTGACCGTGGGCTTATTTCACCGTTCTTTATCAACAACCACGAGACAGGTTCAACTGTATTGGAGGACGTTCACATCGTATTGGTTGACCGTAAAATATCAAATAACGAGCAGATTATAAGCCTTTTAAACTCCATAGGAACAGGCAAGGATATTTTATTTATCGCTACTGATGTTGAAGGCGTAGCCCTTGGAACACTAGCGTTAAACGCACAGAAGGGTTTTGCAAACATCGCTTGCGTTCAGAATCCTTACTCAGCTTCACGAGCTAGAGACTTTCTGTTTGATATTTCAGCCCTCACAGGTGCAACAGTTATATCAGAGGAAATGGGAATGAAACTTGATACTGCTACTGTAGCTCTTTGTGGTAAAGCAGAGAAGGTAGTCGTTACACGCGGCACCACAACTATCATCGGGGGGAAGTCAGGCGAAGCCCTAAAAGCTCGTATAACTGAACTGGAAGCAGAAATTGAAGGAACAACATCAGTCTATGAGAAATCAGTATTGGAAGACCGCCTGGCTTGCTTAACTGGTGGTATTGGAGTGGTTCGAGTAGGTGCTTACACCGATACAGAGTTCAATGCCAAGAAATACAAGTTTGAGAACGCTATCAACGCTACACAGGCGGCATTACAAGAAGGAATTGTGGCAGGTGGAGGCGTTGCTTTGCTAAAGACTGCTAGTTCGCTAAAAGAAGTTATGTTTAGGGAAGCACTAAAAGCTCCTATAAAGCAGATGGCAGAGAACGCTGGTATGGATTGGTACGAAGTAATTGCAACTGTGGGAATGAAAGAGAACTCTCAGGACTTTAATAGTGGTTACGACTTTAAAAACAAAAAGCTGGTAAATATGTTTGATGCAGGGATTATTGACCCTTTTAAAGTTGTCAGACTCGCCATAGAAAGTGCTGTGTCTATTGCTTCAAGCCTTATAAGTATCGAAACAGCCATCATTGTTGAAGATGAAAAAGCGAAAAACTAGTGACGAAATAGAGGAACATATCCTAGACAGGCTCTATTCCTTTGTAGATAAGCTAGAGAGCGAGTTCAAAGTGGCTATCGTGTTTAACGTTGAATCCATTGTTAAAACAAGAAAATAAACAGTATTTCTCAATCCTTCAGTGGATTACAGAACAGAATATCTGTAATGAAAAAGGAGAACCTTTTGATTTTCATGACCGACCCTTTCTGTTGGATATACTTACTGACTTTAACCCTAATATTGCTGTAACGGCATGTGCTCAGGTGGGTAAGTCCGTAACATTTAGCATTAAAGCTTTATTTGCTATCAAGTATCTACACTTTAACTGTATTTACACAATGAGTTCTGACGAGGACGTAAGAGAGTTCGTTAGCTCGAAAATGAACAAGCTTATCCAAGCTAATTACCATGCGTTTGAAGGAATGGAAACAGATAGTATTGAGCGAAAGGAGTTTAACGACAGGTTCATATTCTTTAAAGGTACTAACTCAAAGACAGCGGCAATTTCTACGACGGCAGACTTACTTATACATGACGAAATTTCACGTTCCGACCAGTTGGCTATCGAGACATATAAATCACGTACCAAAGCAAGCAAATACAAAGGCCGTTGGTTATTCTCAAACCCAGGGGGTGAACGAGACGAGCTTGATCTTGCCTTTCAGAAGTCAGACCAAAAGGAGTGGGTTATAAGGTGTCCACATTGTGGAGATGAACATTTCATGGCATGGCCTGAAAGCCTAGATATGGAGAAGAAATGCTTTATCTGTCGGGCGTGTAAGGAGCCTATTGACGATGATGTACGGCGTAAAGGTAAATGGGTGGCACAAAACCCAGGCAGTAAAATTTCAGGCTACCATATCTCACATTTAATGTGTGCGTGGATTACAGCAGAGGAAATTATAGAAGATTCACTAGGCGACCCTGCTTACTTTAATAACTTTGTACTCGGTAAGTCCTACAGCCCTGGTGATTTAAGCGTATCTAAAACAACGATATTAGACCTGTGGACACCAAAGAATATAGATACAGGCGATAGGTTTATTGGTATTGACGTAGGTAACATTAAGCACTACGAGGTTCGAACGTCCAAAGGAACCATTAAAATAGGGCGATTTTCAGCATGGCAAGAGCTAGACGACATTCTTGCTTACTGGAAACCCACCGCAGGGGTGATTGATGCTATGCCCGACAACACCGCAGCTAAACACTACGTGTCAACATACCCGTTTATGCAGATGTCCTTCTTTATGGAGAATAACAACAACCCACAGACAATCGTATGGTGGGGTGAAGGGGATAAGAAAGGTATCGTTTACTCGCACAGAGACAGAATCCTTGACCGTATGCTGACTGATATGGTGGAGGGAAAGGAGTCATTAGGCGTAGCAACTGACGCAGAGTTTAGGGATTTTATAAAGCACTTTGAGACACTACGGCGTGAAAAGGTAGTGAACAATAGAAATATTGAAAGATATATTTGGGCAAGTACTACAGGGGAAGACCACAAGGTATTCGCCCACCTTTATAGTTATCTGGCCATGCAAGGTAATAGTGCTGGGGCTTTCTATGGTGAAGTTACTCAAGCAGATAAACCAAGCGTGCTCGGTACTGATAATATCTGGGACGTTTCTAAAGCTTTTAGTGATAACAACCAAAATGGAGAAACCAATTAAAGTTGCTGTGTACATAGCGGACGATGACGCTAAGAAGTTCCTCTTATTCCAGGAGCATTACGACGTGTTTAGCGTGTTACTAGATAAGGATGTATTCGACCAAAAGAACGCCACTGTATCCCTGCATTTTGACCACCAAGGCGTATTGCAAGTCATTCAAAGGGCAGACTATTTATACTCTAGAAAACACGATTTTAAATAAAAGTTTGTGCGCGGTTGAATTGAGTGTTACAATGTATAGTAAATAAAGAAGTCCTAACCTAAACCAAAGGCGGACATCCCAGCACGGGGTGTCCGTTTTTTTTGTTATGAAATTAAACATTTCAGAATTAGACGAAACAACAAAAGCTCAACTCGTTGAAGCTAGGTGGTCTTCTTCCTCTGAATTGTGGGACGTAGTAGAGCGAACATACAAAGCAAACACCGCTGTTTATTCTAACAACGCTGATTGGCTTCAATACGTACCAGAGCGACGCAGGAAGTTTCGAGTACAAGCTAACCGTATATTCGTAAACATGGAGTCTGTTATCAACTCTTTGATTGCAAACCCACCAGGTTTAACCATTCTTCCTTCACGTGATGGTATTCCAGCACAAGACTTTGCTCGTAAGCTAGAGAGCTTTTTCCGTAAGAAGTACCTTGATTTGAATGTAAAAGAGGTGACTAGAATGGCACTTAGAAACCTTTACTTTGCACGTCTTCTTGTCATAAAACCATTTTGGAATCCCCTATTGGGACAAGGAGGAGACTTTGACTTTAGAGCTATTGACCCTCGCAAGCTCCGAGTTGGCAAGTACGCACGCAAGGAACAAGATTCAGAGTTCGCTATTGAAGAAGTTGACGACAACTTGTGTGCAATTATCGAACGCTTCCCTAAAAAGAAAGACGAACTCATGAAGAAGTTCGGTTTCTTTGGTGAAGAAGGAGAGAAACAGCTTTATATTAAAAACCCAGAAGTAAAGTACAAAGAGGCGTGGATACAAGACTCTGTTATTTTCAAGTTAGACAATATTATCCTCGACACTATTAAGAATCCTTATTGGGATTGGTACGGTGTATTGGTAAATGAAGAGGAAGAACAGCAACTAGGCACTCTTGAAGGGCAACCTCGTAGAGACTTACTTCAACAGGTAAAAATGGAGCAAGAGACTAGAAAACAGCCTCAAATACCACAACAGCCTGTTAATCCTTTACCAGAGGGTGAAATTTCACCTACAGAGGGAGCTACACCAGCGGCTGAACCAGTGGAAGTTACCCAGTACAAACCGTATTTCTTTAACTACTTCGACACACCACGAAAGCCATATATTTACGCCACTATTTTCAATAACGAGAACACCCCGATTGGTAGGACGGACATGATTACTCTTTCCGCCGAACTGCAAAGAGGTATTGATAAAAGAAAGATGGACATTGACGAGAACTGTGAGCTTGCAAACGGTGTTCTAAAGGTGGACGCAACCGTGATGAATAAGCAGGACGCTCAGAGAATCCGTTTTGAAACGAAAGGAATTATTTGGGGTAAAGGTGTTAAGGACGGAGTTACCCGTGAAACAGGTCAAGCCCTTCCGCAGATGGTTTTTGATGACATGGTTGACTCACGAGAGGAAATTGACAACATCATGGCTGCTTCCTCAGCCTTCAGAGGAGAACGAGAGGGACAAGAAACAAAAGCAGGACGTTTAGCACTTATCCAGCAATCTTACTTACGCCTTAACGAGTTGGTACAAGTAACTGACTTTGTAGCCCACGAAGTATTTTCATGGGGTATGCAGTTAGCTAAAACCCGTTACACCGAATACCACTATGCTAAATGGATGGGCAAGGAAGGAGCACGTGAAGTTATAGAACTTATCCAGGACGACTTTGAAACAGGTTCAGAAATCACTATTACCGCAGGTAAAACACTTCCAGTGGATGATGAATTTAAGTTTGAGCAAGCCCAGAACGACGTTAAGGATGGCTTTATTTCTCCAGTTGATTACTTGGAAATTGCACAGTACGACAATCCAAAAGAACTCGCTAAGAACGCTGTAGCTTACAAGATTAACCCAGTAGTAGCTGTAGGAATTAGTGGTGAAGAACAACAGGCGTTACAGCCAGAGCAACAGAAGGAAGAAAAACCGCCAAGTGTATCAATTTCTTACGCAGATTTGACACCAGATTCACAAGTACAGCTTCTTGCTCAAATAGGAATCCAAGCTAACCCACAAATACTCGTTGCCGAAAAGCTCGCAGAAAGACAGAAAGGAAAAGATGAAATGCAGATGAAACGAGACCAAGCGGAAATGAAAGCCCAGCCAAAAGCACCTTTACAGTAAATAATTGTCCTGTGATGACACTAAACCCACATTACAAACTTAAATTTGACCAAGCTGTTCACCTTCAGTCGAAAGACCAAGTAGGTGAAAGGGCAGTCGTAAATTATGCAACCAGAATCAATCGAAGTTGTTCCCAGTGCTGATAACGGTAATGTACCAGCAGAAGCACCAAGTGAACCAACAACACCAGCCGCTCCCACTGTACCAGCGGAGCCAGTTGTACCTACTGAGCCAGAACTCTATGAGTTGCCAGACGGCAGAAAGGTAGACGCAGGGACGGTCGCACAGGAATATAAAAACCTCTTGTCTGACTACACTCGCAAGTCTCAGGAATTAGCGAAAGTTAAAACACCTGAATTACCAAATAACAACCCTGTAAATAATCAAGCACCCCAAGATTGGGTTCCCAATTCTTACGAGGAAATCGTACAGCGAGCAGAGCAAAGAGCTTTGCAAGCAATAGAAGCAAAGGAACAAGCACGTATAGACCATCAAAAGTCTGTTGAGGATGCCGTTTCAGGACAGCTCAATGAGCTAAAGCGAACCGACACCACCCTTAATGAAAACGCCTTGTTTCTCCACGCTAATAAGTACGGTTTCAGAGACCTCAAACAAGCCCACCAGAACATGAGGGATATGAGCGAATTAGCAAAGAAAGTTCAGACCACAACCGTGCAGAACATAGCTAAACGCATTGACCCTGTGAGTGTTACTCCTGGAGCAAGTGGAGGTGCAAGACAAGACCCAAGTCATTTTGGAAACGCACTTGAATATCTACGGAGTCTAAAATAATTTATGATCTTCAACGCAGCAGTCACCACAACAACTCGTGAATTTATCTTGAGAAAAGTATTCGACCAGGTTACCACAGGCACACCAGGTCTTATGACATATCTACAGAAACCAAAGGAATGGCAGACAGGTACATCTTATAAGTTTGCTATTAAATACACTGACACCACAAACGGTGGAAACATGGGTATTGCAGACAGATTGGATACAGACCGACAGAACGTTCGAGTACAAGCTGAGTTCAACCTCAAAGCGTCTAATAAGCCAATTGTGGTTGCTATCGCAGAAACTACAGTGAACATGGGAGATGAGCAGATTGTGAACCTACTCGACACTGAGTTTGATTCACAGGCACAGTCTCTTATTACACTCCTCGCACAGAACCTTTACACAGGTAACGGAACTGGTAATGACTGGGATTCACTCGCTAACGCAGCTTCAGACTCAACCCTGTACGCTACTTACGGTGGACTTTCACGTTCAACCTATACAGCTTGGAACGGTTACTACCTCGCTTCAACAGGTGCTTTGACACTTGCTAAGCTCGCTACCGCAGATGATGCAGTAACGATTGGTACAGATTCACCAGACCTTTCTTTGACAACAAAGACTATCTGGTCAACCTATGAATCACTTTTGACTCCTACTGTACGAGCTAACTTCTCAACAGCAGGATACCCAAAGATGAACGCATGGGGTGGAGTTCCTACTACTCCAGGACTTGGAGGACAGCAAGGATTCGTTTACCTCACATTCCGAGGTACACCTATCGCAAAAGATGAACAAGTACCATCAGGAAAATTCTTCCTTACGAACTCAAAGGCTTTTGGATTCGTAGGCTTCAATTACCAGGATGAAAACATCATGACTGCTAACTTTAAGCAGACTTCGGATGCAGTTCCAACAGGAGTTCCAGGTAACGTTAAGTCAACACGAGGCTTCCAGTTCCGAAAAATGATGGCACCAGTAGACCAACTAACAAAGGTTGGATACCTCATTTACGCAGGTAACTTCATTGCAACACAGTCACGACTACAGGGAACAATGGCAGGAGTCTCTTAATTTTATTAGTCTAAATTATTAACATGACTGATAAAAAAACAACAGATAAAATCGCAACCATCGGAATCTTTGTAGCGATTGCCCTAGCAATAATTGCTATCGGCATATCTATCAAAGGTCTTCCTTCTAAAGTTGAAGGACAGGCTCTCGGAGCAGCAGGCTCTCAGCTTGCCGAAGACTATGACCCTTATATCAAGTACAACGGAGGTTACAACTCAGATTTGAGTATTAAAACCACAGCCGACATTACAGTTGGTTCAAGTGGAAATGCTATCTCAAAGTTGATTGCAACTACTTGTAACTTGACAGGTATGAACGTTTCACATCCAGCTTCAACCACACGTGCGTATGACTGTGCAGTATCAGGACTTCTTTCAACCGACCGAGTGTTTGCACAGCTTTCTACCACGACGATCACCTCAGGTGGAACTCCATATTGGACTATTACGTCAGCAGGTGCTTCAAGTACAAACGGCTTTGCAACAGTTCTTATTTGGAATAACGGCCCAGCCGTACTTCCTTCTATCACTTCTGTAGGTTCAAGTACTAAAATATTCGCTTATTAAAATAAGTGGCGATGCCACAAATAGCCTTAGGTTAAGAGCTGAAGGCTGAAAAAACAAATATATGGGAAATAGAATTTCATTTCAGAATGTATACAACACAATTACCGCCCGTGGAGAGTTCAAGCTTGGAGAACGAGCTTCAACCCCAGACGGACGAGAGTGGGTGTTTGGACGAGCACAGTCAGCCGTAGCGACATCGCTTATTGCTGTACCAGACCAAGTTACATCAACAGACCTTTGGAGTTCTTCAAGTGACTCACAAGGACGAAAGGTGTACCTTACACGAGCAGCTTCAACCATGACGGTTGGAGCGTTTGAGGACGGTATCGGAGTAGTAGACCAGGGAACAGGTGTTGGACAGACTTTCAAAATTCGTACAAACAGTGCGACAACTTTGACTCTCTACCCAGAAACCGCTCTTTCTGCATCTCTTGCAGTTGCAGACTCAGACCTTACTTTCATTGTTCCATCATACTGGGACGCAGCAGCAATTACTGACAAGGTACAAATGGCACAGGGATGTCCACAGGTTTCTTTCGCAGCCGCAGACTACGGATGGGTATTGGCCGCAGGAGACGGACGTGTACTTGCAGGAGAAGTTCTTGTTGTAGGTAAAGACTTTGTAACAGGAGATGACACTATTGGGCAGGTACTCAAAGGAACCACCGCTAAGGGTGAATTTGATGAGCAGAACCTCGGTTACTGTATTATCGCAAACGATGCAGCAGACCAGGGAACACTTGTACGATTTAAAATCCGAGGCTAGTGACTCGCTAAAGCCCCTTTACAGGGGTTTAGTGCGGAGCAGTAGCTTCGTTTGAGGAATGACAGAGCCTCAATTAACAATTAAATAAAACGAATGGTAAACCCACAAGTTACGAACCCGAATGACTTTAAAGTTGTTCAGTTCAAAAACTCCACAGACTTTGCCTTCACCCCTGAAATGGGCTGCATGTTTGACAGCCGCCCCATCTCTGGTATTTCTGGGAGTGCAGGTATCGCCGCAGGAGAAAGTATTACGCTTCCATATCATATTGGAAGATTACTAGCTCAGAATCTAGCAAAGGCAGTCATGGTAAAAGGCTCGCCTACGATAGATACTGCTGGCATCCCGACTGGAGTTCCAATTTGGAGTGCAGAAAAGTTAGAAGCAGTTAAGAATACATTTATCACTGAATTGTATTCAGAAACCAAGCCAACAGCGATGACGGAAACTGACCGCTTGATGGCAAAGGTAGATGAGTACAAGAAGATGGTTGAAAAAGTGCTTGCAGCAGCCCCAGGAATAGCCGCTGTAATAACTGAACCTGTAGTAGAAAAGACAGGCTTTCAGGACAAAGCAGAGATAATCGCTGAACTTGAAAAACGTGGAGTAGTCCACGACAAGCGTTCAACGAAGGCTACCTTGGAGAAATTGCTCGTTTAACGAGCCAGTCATGACGCAAAGACGAATATGTGGTGCAAGCCCACGCATGACTTATGCAACACGAAATCAACAAAGAAACGATGGATTCCTTAAAGGCTCTTGCTGACACTAATATGAAAATTAGTGAGGCAAAATCTACCTTGTACACACTCCAAAAGGAACAGGTGGAGTACTTAAGGAATAGAGAAAAACTCACCCTTGAGCAAGTGCAAAAAGTGCTTGACAATAGCAAGGCTTTAGTTCGTGAAACAAACGAAAACTACGAGCAGGTGAAGACTTTTTATAACACCGTTTCCTCTTATGCACAGTTCCTTTCGGAAGCACACACAAACTTTGATTCCCTTATAGGTGTGTTTGCAGAAAAAAGCGAGCTTTGGTCACAAGAAATTAAAAGACAGGAAGACGAAATACTCACTCAGAAAAACAGACTTAAAGCAGACCATGCCAAAATAACCGACGAGAGAGAAGGAATAGAACGGGCTAAGGTAAAACTCCAAGAGGTAGAAAGAAAACTTACTTCAGATAGAGGAACCTTAGAAAGAGCAATACAACGATTAAAAAATAATAGAATATAAAATGGCAGATACAACAGCAATAATTGCACCAGTAGGAACAGCAAATACACCAGCTATTCTTACATTAGCAGGAACAGCATTAGCAGCTAACCGTGCTCGCGGTGGATGGATGATACAAAACTTAGGAACAAACCCACTTTTCCTTCTTCTTGGAACTGGAGCATCAACATCGGTGTTTCATGTGATTTTAAGAGGAGGAACTGGAGCAGATGATGGGCAAGGTGCTTCTTACGCACAATTTTCAGGTGTAGTCTACACAGGAATTGTTACAGTAGCAGGAACTGCTCCTCGGTTTGTAGTAACTGAAGTTTTCCCAATTTAAAAATATATGGAAGCAGTACGTGACCAAAACAGAATACCAGTTACGCTAGCAACATCAAATCTTGATGGTATAACTCCTTTACCATTAAAGGCAAATCCTCTTAACAATGCTTTACAGGTTTCTGACGGAGTAGGAGGTGTTAGTTTATCAAGTTCTCCAGCAGGGAGAGACGAAAACTTTAAAGTAGTGGCTATGGGAGTTTCATCTGTAGATGGAGTTACCCCAGTAGAAATATACGCTGATAGTGTTACAGGAGCTTTACTAATAAATAACAACTAACATGGCACAGGCTTCAAGAGACCAAAATTTTGTAACCACGCTTCTAGCGGTATCAAGCGTTGATGGGGTAACTCCTGTTACTTTGTATGCCGACCCTGTAACTCACAGGCTTCTTACTGATATTTCAGGTGCAGGTACAGGAACTGTAACCTCTGTCTCCGTAACTACAGCAAACGGAGTGTCAGGTACAGTCGCCACAGCAACAACAACACCTGCGATTACTATTACACTCGGTGCAATCACTCCATCATCTGTTACTGTTTCAGGTCTTACTGCTTCACAAATAGTGGCAACAGATGCTTCAAAGGTTCTCGTATCACTTGCAGTCGCAACATACCCATCATTAACTGAACTGACTTATCTCAAAGGAGTCACAAGCGCATTACAAACACAGATAGATGCTAAAGGTGTGGGAGATATGGTACTTGCATCTGTACAAACAGTGACAGGAGCTAAAACATTTGGTTCAGCAGGAGCTGTGGGTAAACTTATTATCGCAGGTGCAACAAGTGGTACGACTATACTAGACGCAACGGCAGTAGCTGGTGCAGGTACAGTAACCCTTCCAACAACAGGTACTTTGGCGACCCTTGCAGGTGTTGAGGCATTTACAAATAAAACTCTCACTTCTCCAAAGATACTCACTGATATTAGTGACACGAACGGGAATGAACTTGTTTCTTTCACCACTACAGGCTCAGCCGTTAATCAGGTAAAAATAACAAACGCAGCTACTGGAACCGCAGGTCCGACTATCAATGTCGAAGGAGAGGCAAACGTTGATTTAAAAATTGGGGCAAAAGGAACAGGGAAAG